GTCGCCGTCGATCCAGCGGTTGCACGCGGAGAGGATGAGTGGGAACAATGTGGCGGAATGCCGTAAGTAAAAAGGATTCAGCGAAAGCGCTGTGACAAAATTTGCCAAGGACTTTGAAACATCGGCAACGGTGGGGGATTTATCGCCATCCACCAAGTCGTCGATGACATGCTCGAAATTCCAAAATGCCCACATCCACTGAAATGCGTGTGGGTCGCCATTGGCGACTTGTGCCAAGATGGATTTGGCAAGTGGGTTTTCGGATTGCTCCTCTGGCTTGTCGCAATAATCCATAAAAATCAAGCCAGGCGGGCTTCGAGGGCGGCGACTTTGGCGGCGAGTTCTTGGACGGCGGCGACGAGGAGCGGGACAACCCTTGCAAAATCAACGGCTTGGTAAATCGGCTTCCCGTCAGCATCCGACTCGTCTTTGGTGCCGGTGACAGCCAAAGGGACCACAGATTGGAGTTCGTGGGCTATAAAGCCATCCACTCTGACTCCCGGCTCCGAGATAAACTCGAAGACGCTGGGTTTTAACTCGGCGAGCTTATCGAGACCGCCAGTCATCGGCTCGATGTTTTGTTTTAGCCGGTAGTCGGAGGAGGTATTAAAAGTAGCGCCGGTCGTTGTAACAGAAATACCCCCAACAGAATTGTTATTCCCTGATCGATAAAATGATGAAACTCGACCGTTGCTTGTCCGTCTCAAGATCAACCCCCCACCATCATAATCATTGCTTATATTTAACTGAACTCCGGAAAGGATACCTATTCCCAAGTGATTTTCGCCGTTCTCTGCATCGAGAGCTACAGGGTCTCGCGGCGTAACACCATTTCTAAAACCAACAGAACCATCTTCAAAAACACGCATAACATCACCCAACACGGGGTCAACTAGACCAATATGCCGCAGAGGGGCGCCGCTAATCCAAGTAGGCTGAAATGTCCCCGTGTAAAATCCCGCATTATTCGCAAACGAAAAACTCGGAGATGCGGTCGTTCCATCTTTTGCTTTACATTGCCCCGTTGTTACTATGTTTTGAGCCCCGAAATTCGGCGAGACTTTTGTTCCCGCAATAACAGCAGATGCGGAGATGTCGCCGTCAACGATGGTGCCGTTGACGATGTTGCCCGAGGCGATGGTGATGCCGGTGGGTAAAGCTCCGGTGGCGAGCTTGGAAAGAGCGATGGCGGCAGTATCGGACACTTTAGCGTTGGTCACCGATCCGTCGGTGGGCGTCCTAGCGTCCGAAAGGCGGGAGTCGGTAGTAATCACCGCAGTGCCCGTGATGGCACTTGGCGCGATGCCTGTAGCTGGTGCGTAGCTTCCAGCCGCTTGTTTGCCATCCAACAGAGTATTCATCTCTGTCTCTGTGTAATAGCGGTCGTCGTGCGTGTGCTCGTCCGGCGTGGCGGTGACGGTGATATTGGCCGACCCATTAAACGAGACCCCATTGATGGTGCGGGCCGTTTGCAGGGTTGTCGCTGTGGCAGCGTTGCCGGAGCAGGACGCCGCTGTAGTCGCTGTGGCAGCGTTGCCGGAGCAGGACGCCGCTGTAGTCGCTGTGGCAGCGTTGCCGGAGCAGGACGCCGCTGTAGTCGCTGTGCTGGCATTCCCGGACAAGTTGGCCGTGATTGTGCCTGCGGAGAAATTGCCGCTTCCATCCCGAGCCACGATAGCGTTAGCCGTGCTGGTATTGGTTGCGGTAGTGGCGCTGTTGGCGACTTTCCCCGGCGTGGCGATCTGCGCGAGTTTCGTGTCGGCGATAGCGGCGCTGGCAGAAATGTCGGCATTCACAATTTCTGTGACACTTGCCGCATCCACCAGTTCGTGGATTTTGGCCGGGGTAACGAGTTCGCCGTTGGTGAAGGTTTTGCCTTTGGTGAGAGTTGCCATGGGTGGGAGAGTTTTAAGTTTTAAGAATCGGAGCGGAGCGGAGAAAGACTGCCGAAGGCAGCCCGAAGGGTGAAATGTAGTTTCATCAATTAAGTTTTAAGCCTCTGTGTTCTCTGTGTGCTCTGTGGTTAATTCAAAGTTCGGGTTTCGGTGGGGTCGAGGGCGCTGCGGGTGGCTTCGGCAGAGATTTGGCGGAGGGTCGGGCGGCCTGTGAGCGTGTGGTATTCGAGGTCGAGGCCGGTGGCCTTTGTGCGGAGGGGGGCTTTGAGCGTGTAGTCTTCTTGCTCGCCCGAGGTATTGGCCAGGGTGGCGACTTGGAAATCCGCGTCGTAATCGGTGGTCACGGCGCGGAGTTCGCAGGAGGCATCCGCAGGCAGGAGCAGGGAGGCTTTGGCGCGGGTGAGGCGCTTGGTGTTGAGGCTTCCCCATCCGTAGCGGCGGGTTAGGAGATAGCCGGGAATGTCGGTGTAGAGGTTTTCGTCGTTGGCGAATGGCACCTCGTCGCCGTAGTCCAGCTCGTCGAGAAGGAAAAGGCTTCCGGTGCGGCTGGCGCAGTAGAGGCGGCGCGAGCTGTCGTATCCAGCAATGAGGAGTTCATCGAGCCCGAAGCTGTAGGTGTCGCGGGATTCCCACTGCTGGTTGAGGGCGTTCCACAGGAATAGGGTATTGTTGGCTTCTGCGTCGGGGCCGATGGGGACGGCGAGGTAGTAGCGGTTGTTCCACCATTTTCCCACGGCGGCGTCGGCGTATTCGGTATTAATTTCGTCGAGTTGGTCGGCGATGGGGTCGGAGAGCGGTTGGGTATTCGCCCTTAACTTGAGATCGAGCTGGGTATCGAGGCGATAAACTCCGGCGTCCGAGAGGAAGAAGACGAACTGCCCGGCAGTGACTACGCTGCGGCGGGCGACACAGCCGATCTCGTCGGTGAGGAGAGTTAGGCGGGAGACGGCGCTGTCCACCGTGAAGGTGTCGCCCGTCGCGTTGCTGGTGTCGGAGAGGTTGGCGAGCCAGATGCTGTTGCGCATGAAGACGAGCGCCTGCCCCTCGACCCAAGGATGGATGGCGACGAGGTAGTCGTTGCTGCCTTGGTTGGCGCGGAAAGATTGGAAGAAAGGGTCGTAGAGGTCGGGGTCGAGAACATCCGAAATGGCCACGCGGTCGCGGCCATCGGGAATCCACAGGCGGTTGCCGATGTAGCTGGCCCAGCCGGTGGAGCGGAGGGTCTTGAAGGTCACGCCCTCGGCAGGCACGCCCGAGGTGGCGCGATCAAAGTCTGCGGTTGAGCCATCCCACCACAGCGGGGGCTTGACGCGGCGGATGGCGATGTTTGCCGAGGGGTCAGCGGGGGTGCCGAGGGGGACGGCGATGGTGAAGGCATTTGTTGAGGTCGAGAGGATGTCGAACTCATGGCCTTGGAAGGCTGCCTCGTTCCCCTCCTCGATGCGCACGCGCATTCCAGCGCTAAGGCCGTGGGCGGTGATGTGGACCGTGGCCGTGGTGCTTGAGACGGCAATCCCCGAGGATGTGGTGTATTTCCACTCCCAGCCGGGCACAGACATGTCGGCCTCGCGCAAGAGGTAGAAACGGTTGAATGCTTGGATGCAGGTGGCGGTGTCTGTGGCGGCGAGCACTTCGTCGGCAGGGTGTGGCGTGGGTTGTGCCGGGTAAAAGATTTCTTCGATGGGTTCGTTTTGCCGATAGAGGAATGCCGATGTCGGCCCGCAGAGGACGATGTATTCATTCTCATCGTTGTAGTTCGGCGAGGAGAAGACGCCGCTGGCGAGGATTCCGCCGTCGTAGACCGTCTGTATGATGGTGCTGCTGTCGAGGGCGAAGGGCAACACCAGCGGCTGCGTGCCCGCTGCGATGCCGTCGCCCAACCGCTTCGCGCCTTTGCGCGTCTGGGCGACGCCGCGATCCAAGCGCATGTTTTCACAATACTGGACCATGCCCGGCTGGAGTTGCAGCGGGTTGAGGCGGCTGGCCATGCCGATAAATCCGGCATCGCCTTCGACTATGGTCTGATCGTCGGGCATTAGAATCTAAATGGAGATCGTCTTTGTATTGCAGCCCGCTGCATACCTTGGGGGGCTTGAGTCGGACCAACCGGCCCACTCTGCTGGGATTGGCGCTGCGCTGGCATTTGCTGTTGACCTTGAGGTAATCCGTAGATAGCGCCCATCTGGGCCATGGATTGACCTAAAGTTGGCATTTGCTGTTGCGCCATTTGCTGCGCCTGCGGCATACCCTGGGGGGCTTGAGTCGGACCAACCGGCCCGCTCTGCTGGGATTGGCGCTGCGCTGGCATTTGCTGTTGACCTTGAGGTAATCCGTAGATAGCGCCCATCTGGGCAATGGATTGACCTAAAGTTGGCATTTGCTGT